ATGCCAAAGGTGGATTTTAGTATTTTAGTCAAGAATCCACCTGAGCCAGTTTTGGATCCACGGAATCCAGCTGGAAGCCACCCCCAAAATCCACCACCCCAAGATCTACCCAAAAAATGTGACTCTGATTCACATTTAGGTTTGACAAAGCTGCCCCCCTTGACATACCCCTTAATCGTCGAAGAATTGCGCCCGGAGGATGATCCTTGCGGGCGCTTTTATTTTCCTGACATTACGATCGTGGGTGCGTTCTTAGACTATGGACGGGCTTCAGCATGTGTCGTCCCTGCCCTGAGAGATACTCACCCCATGGATCTTGTCTTTGCGCCGCGCCAGATTGAGCTCTGGCCGATTGAGAAGCTGCGCCCTTATGCCAAAAACGCAAAGATCCATGGCGAGGCGCAGGTCGCGAAGATTGCAGCCAGCATGGCGAAGTTCGGCTGGACTGTGCCATGCTTGGTTGCGGACGACGGCGAGTTGATCGCGGGTCATGGGCGCGTGCTGGCCGCCGGCGCGCTGGGCCTGACGGAGGCCCCTGTCATCCGGCTTGGTCATCTTGATGAAGCAAAGCGGCGCGCCTACCGGATTGCCGACAACAAGCTGACCGAGCTTGGCGAATGGGATGAGGCTGTCTTGCGCGACGAGATCGCTGGCTTGCTGGCCGAAGATTTCGACCTCGACCTGTTGGGCTTCTCGGATGAGGATCTCGATGCTTTGCTACAGGACCCGGAAGCCCTAGGTGACGACGGTGCCATCGATGGCGAGGATGATATCCCGGAGCCGCCGGTTAACCCGGTATCGGTGGCAGGCGACCTTTGGCAGCTTGGGTCGCATCGGCTGATCTGCGGTGACAGCACCAGCGCTGACGTTGTTGGGAGACTGCTTGGCGCCGTAAAGCCGCTCCTCATGGTGACTGACCCACCCTATGGCGTTGAATACGACCCGTCCTGGCGCAACCAGGCAGGAGCCGCGAAGACAAAACGCACCGGCAAGGTTCTAAACGACGACCGCGCGGATTGGCGCGAGGCTTGGTCCCTTTTTCCTGGTGATGTGGCATACATCTGGCATGGCGCTCTGCACGCAGCGACTGTGGCCGACAGTTTGATTGCCGCCGGTTTCAACATCCGCTCTCAGATCATCTGGGCCAAGGACCGGCTGGTGCTGAGCCGCGGCGATTACCACTGGCAACATGAGCCCTGCTGGTATGCCGTGCGCGCCAAAGGCAAGGGCCACTGGGCGGGCGATCGCAAACAAACCACGCTCTGGCAAATCGCGAACAAAGACCAGGATGCCGAGACCGTCCATGGCACGCAAAAGCCGGTCGAATGCATGCGTCGTCCAATCCTGAACAACTCTAGCCCCAGACAAGCAGTCTATGAGCCCTTCATGGGGTCCGGCACCACGCTTATTGCGGCGGAAACCACTGGGCGCATTTGCTACGGCGTCGAGCTGAACCCGGTTTACGTCGATGTCGCCATCGAACGCTGGCAAGCCTTCACAGGCCAGGAGGCAGTTCTGGCAGACAGCAGCGAGACCTTTGCGGCGCTCAAATCCAAGCGGCTGGCCGCGTGATGCAATCGCAGCGCCAGTCCCTGATTGAGGCGATCACCAATGTCGTGCTGGGTTATGCATTGGCCGTCATCACCCAGATCATGGTGTTCCCATGGTTTGGGCTGCAGGTCAGTCTCGGGGATAACCTCGCGATCGGCGCAATGTTTGTGATGATATCGCTTGCGCGCAGCTACGCGCTGCGCCGGCTATTTGAGCGTTGGCGGTAACCCAAAGGGTTACTCCGCTTCGAGTTTGTAAACAGTGCCGCGCTCCGGTTGTTTCTCGGACGTAATTGGCAGGCCGAGCTTCTTCTTGAGCGCGCCGGAAATCGCCCCTCTGGCAGTATGCGGCAACCATTCGAGTTCTTTGACAATATCTTGTATCGAGGCACCTTCTGGGCGCTGGAGCAGCTCGATCAACAGCGCCTGCTTGGTGCCTTGATGGAGTGAGATCAGCTTAGGGCCATCGCCGGCCTTCGCGACCGCTTCCGCAGGTTTACCCGCCGGTCGGGCCTTGCGGACACTGCTGACCGTGCTGGCGACGACCGGATCAATGCCGATGGCATCAAGCCCGGCCTCAGTTGCAATCAAGGTCGTGCCATGACCATCGCCGGTCTCGCGCCAGAGCGGCTCATCGCGGCGGAGATTGGCGTCGACCTCCTCGAGCCAGCCGCGTTCGATCATCTTGGTGACGGTCATCTTGGCCGCAGCGCCAGCCAGCCCGTCGGGCAGAGGCATGGCCAAATTGCCAGGGCGGGATGCAGCGCGGGTAAGGATAATGGATTGGGTGTCTGTCATCTTTGGCATCGCTGCCTCCATTATTTGGCGTGATTGTCTTGGGTCAGTCGGTATCGTCCATCGCCGCCGTAGCCGCAAAATGCTGCACCCAACCGGTGAGGTACGGCAGCCCGGCGGGGATGCCGTCTTTCCGCTGGGTCTCCGCACTGATCGTCCAGGCCTGCCATTTCTCGATGGCTTTAATGATTGCGATTTCATTGTTTATGGTGCGCCCTTGCAACGCCTCAATCACATCAGCGGCAAAGTGCCGACCCATGGAGCTATCCAAGAAATCCCGGATGCCGCGCATCTCATCTTCGGTACCAGCGGATGTCGCCAAACCGATAAAGGCGCAGGTCACCGCCCAGATCCGATCCGTCGGTCTGTCCCGCAACACGCAGGTACTCATCTGCCCGTAGAACCCATGGTCCTCGTTTTGACTAGGAAGAACCAACTCGCTCATTGCTCTGCCTCCCATGCCTGCCAGGCCCCGTCGTGCCAGACATACAGGTGGCCAAAGGCGCGGGTTGGTCGCGGCAAGACCTCGGGAGCCCGCGGCGGATCAAAGCAGTCAAGCGCTTCTCTGGTGACTTGCCGGATTTCGCGGGCCGCCAGGATGTCCTCGGGTGTCCAGGTATTAAGAGCCGGCAGCATGTGCTCGGGGTAGCCATCGTAATGGACGTATACATGCGCCCATTCTTCGGGCCCAGTTTGGATGGCGATCTGTGCGCGGGTGCTCATAGGATCAGCCTCACTTCTGCTCGGAGATGAGCGCGAGGAGGACTGCTGCCATCCCTCCGAGGTATTCGCTGCGGCGGAACACGATCTCGTCGATGTGGCCGGCATTGTCGATTGCGGGGTCAACCGCGAGATCGTCTGCCATGTGCGGCATCCGGAGTTTGGCTTCGGCATTGTAGTGTTCTGCGAGGGTCATTGTTTCGTCTCCAATCAGGCAGTTTGCATGATGTGAGAATCGCTCCACGCCGAAGTACAATCAACTCAAATAGACATGTTTTTATGTTTACTTTCAATAAATTGAGGTCACGACAAGCGCCATGAAAGGACTATCTGAACGCGCCTATGCCGAACATGCCGGGATCTCTCGTGGGGCTGTGCAAAAGGCACGAAAGACCGGCCGCCTGGTGCTCTTCGACGATGGCTCGATCAACACTGAGGCGTCAGATGCGCGGCGCGGTTCAGCGACCGACCCCGATCAGCAGATGCGCGCTCGGGGAGGGCTTGGCGCAACTGGTGACGGACCGGCGGCCTCGGGCCCGGGCGATAGCACATCTTACATAAAAGCCCGGACGGCGCTCACGGTCTACCAAGCCCAAGAGCGCCAGCTTTCGATCCAAAAGAAAAAGGGCGTGCTGGTGGATCGCGCGCGGGCCGAGACGTTGGTGTTTCGTCTGGCCCGTCAGGAGCGGGATCTTTGGGTTACCTGGCCCACCCGTGTCGCGGCCCTGATGGCCGCGCAATTGTCCGCAGACATAGAGAAGGCATCCGGCAAGGCCGTAACGATCGAGACCGCGATCCTGCAAAGGGTGCTAGAAACCCATGTCCGAGAGCAGCTCGACGCCCTGGCCGACCTCAGGGTCTCGCTTGAATGAGGAGGAAAATACATCTGATCTGACCGCGGACCTAGACCTAGCCTTTGACGGCGCCGAGGATGTCCTGCGCGCCTGGCGTCGTGGGATGCGGCCCGACCCGGACCTGACGGTGTCGGAATGGGCGAATGCGCATAGGAAGCTATCGTCGCGCGCTTCGGCTGAACCAGGGCAATACCGAACGGCCAGAACTCCGTACCTGCGCGCGATCATGGATGCGCTGTCGCCAAACCACCCAGCCCAGCGGATCAGCTTCATGAAGGCCGCCCAGGTTGGCGCAACGGAAGCCGGCAACAACTGGATCGGTTTTGTCATCCATCATGCGCCCGGCCCAATGCTGGCTGTGCTGCCCACCGTGGAAATGGCCAAGCGCACCTCGCGGGGCCGGATCGATCCACTGATCGAAGACAGCCCGGCGCTGAAAGAGCGCGTGCAGCCAGCTAGGTCCCGTGATGCAGGCAATTCGATGCTGTCCAAGGAATTCCCGGGCGGCATCCTGGTGTTGACCGGCGCAAACTCGGCCACGGGCCTGCGCTCGATGCCCGCGCGTTACGTGTTTCTGGACGAGGTCGACGCCTATCCAGCGTCAGCTGACGAGGAAGGCGACCCGGTCAGTTTGGCGGAGGCGCGGACCACCACGTTCGCGCATCGGCGTAAGGTGTTCATGGTCTCGACCCCGACGATACGTGGGCTGAGCCGCATCGAGCGAGAGTTCGAGGCGAGCGATCAGCGGCGCTACTTCGTGCCCTGCCCCCATTGCGGCCACATGCAATGGCTGCAGTTCGAGCGGCTCCGTTGGGACAAGGGGCGCCCTGAGACTGCGGCGTATCACTGCGAAGGCTGCGAGCGCTCCATTGCTGAGCATCACAAGACGCAGATGCTAGCGCGAGGTGAGTGGCGCTCGACGGCGACCAGTGCGGATCCGAACGCGATCGGCTTCCACCTCTCAGCACTCTACTCGCCGATCGGCTGGAAGAGCTGGGAGCAAATCGCGCGTGACTGGCTGGCGGCACAGGGCTCGGACGAGATGCTGCGCGCGGCACGCAACACGCTCCTCGGCGAGACCTGGGTTGAAAGCGGAGACGCACCCGAATGGCAGCGGCTTGCAGATCGACGCGAGGTGTTTGCCGCACAGGTACCGATGGGTGGTCTGTTCCTCACTGCCGGGGCCGACGTCCAGAAAGACCGCATCGAAGTCGATGTCTGGGCCTGGGGCCGCGGTCTGGAAAGCTGGCTGGTCGATCACATCGTTATTCCGGGCGGACCTGGAGATCCTGCTTGCTGGCAGGCGCTGACAAAGATTCTCGGCCAGACCTGGGTCCATGAGAACGGTGCCGTGATGCCACTGGCTAAACTCGCGATCGACACTGGCTACGAAACATCCGCTGTCTATGCATGGGCGCGGGCGCAGGGCATTGCACAGGTTGCACCAATCAAAGGCCTTGAGGGGTTCAACAGGGCCACGCCCGTGTCAGGTCCAACCTTCGTCGGCGCGACAGTGAATGGACGCAAGCTCAAGCGCGGCGCCCGGCTCTGGGCCGTGGCCACCGCCACCTTCAAGACCGAAACGTATCGCTATCTGCGGATCGAGCGGCCGTCAGATGAGGATCGCGCGCTGGGCGCGCCCAACCCTGCAGGCATGATCCACCTGCCCGACTGGGCCGACAGCGAATGGCTCAAGCAACTGGTGGCCGAGCAATTGGTCACGATCCGCAACAAGCGCGGCTTTGCCCGTCAGGAGTGGCAAAAGATGCGCGAGCGCAACGAGGCGCTGGACACACGGGTCTATGCGCGGGCCGCCGCGTGGATCCTCGGCGCCGACCGCTTTGACGAGAGGATGTGGCGGCAGTTGGAGAAGCAGGCGGGCGTGGAAACGGCTGTCAAAGCGCAGGGTACTGAGCCCGAGAAATCGACCGAACCACAAGCGGGACGGATTGCAGCGCCCCGGCGGCGTGGCTGGAAGATCAGCACGCCCAAATACATGGAATGACGAATGAACCTCGACGAGCTGAAACTCCGCCACAGCGCACTCTTGGCCGCGCGCTACAGCGGCACGCGTTCTGTCAGCTATGACGGCAAGACTGTGAATTACGGCACCGACGCCGAGCTTGCCGCGGCTATAGGCGATGTCGAACGGCGCATTGCCAAACTCGAGCGCGGCTCTGGGCGGGTGTTGCGCCCGCATGCGGTGAAGGATCTGTGATGAACTGGCGACAGCGCCTTGGGGCGTTCATCGGCGGGTTTGATGCGGGCCAGCACCATCGGCGTCTTCGCGGGTTCCAAGCGACACGCGCGCATGTGAATGCCCTGATTGCGGCCTCCGGCCCCGACATCACCGCCCGAGCCCGTTGGCTGGTGCGCAACAATGGCTATGCCGTGAACGCGGTGGAAAGCTGGGCCGCCAATACAGTTGGCGACGGGATCAAGCCGATCTCTAAAATCGCAGATGCCGCCCGCAAGGAAGAGTTGCAGCGGCTGTGGCTCACCTGGACAGATGAGGCCGATGCCGAGGGGCTGACCGATTTCTACGGGTTGCAGCGCCGCGCAGCCCGCGAGGTATTCTTGGCCGGTGAAGTCTTTGTCCGGATCAGGCCCCGGCGGGTCGAAGATGGGCTGACGGTCCCCCTCCAGCTGCAGATGCTGCCCTCGGAAATGCTGCCACTCCATGAGACCGGCGTGGCGCGCAACGGCAACGCGATCCGTCAGGGGATCGAGTTCGATCGGATCGGGCGACGCGTGGCCTATCACTTCCTGCGGCGACATCCGGGCGACAGCACTGATCCCGGGCTCTCGGGTGAAATCGTGCGCGTTCCAGCCAGCGAAGTGATCCATGTCATTGATCCGGTCGAGGGCGGCCAGCTGCGCGGGGTGTCGAAACTAGCACCGGCGATCGTGAAGCTCTTCTTACTCGACCAGTACGATGACGCCGAGCTCGACCGCAAAAAGGTCGCGGCAATGTACGCGATGTTCGTGACCTCGCCCGCCCCTGAGAACCCGCTGGCACCTTTGGACGACGAGGAGATGCCTGCGGGTGTCGAGATCAGCCCCGGCCAGATCGTGCGGCTTGATCCAGGCGAAGATGTGACCGTGGGCCAGCCAGCCGACAGCGGCGCGACCTATGAGCCGTTTCAATACCGGACGCTGCTGCAAATCTCAGCCGCACTTGGCATCCCCTATCCGTATCTCGCCAATGATATGGTGAAGGGGAACTTCTCGAACTCGCGGCTTGCGCTGATCGAGTTCCGCCGCCGTGTCTCAGCATGGCAGCATTCGGTGATGGTCTACCAGCTCTGCCGGCCGGTCTACGCGCGCTGGCTGGATCTAGCCGTTCTGTCGGGCACGCTGTCCCTGCCTGGCTATGAGACGGATCGCCCGCGCCTGCTCGCCGCCGATTGGCTCCCCACGAAATGGGACTGGGTGGATCCGCTCAAAGACGCAAATGCCGAAATCGCCCAGATCGAGGCCGGCCTGAAATCCCGCACCCAAGCCATCGCCGAGCGCGGCTATGACGCCGAACAGGTTGATCGCGAAGTGGCATCCGAGCGGGCCCGCGAGCGCGCGCTGGGTCTCGACTTCCGCCGGCCTGGATCACCTGCACAGGGCGTGCAAGCGGTGCCGGAAGGCGCTGAAGACACCAACATTACCGATGACGCGGAGGACACTCTGCGCCCTGACGAGGACCAATCCTGATGCTTCACGCCCGCATTGCCGCGCGCGCCTTCAATACGCCGCTGCTGGTCGAACCGTCCAAGGCCATGGCGTTTCTGTCAGGGCTTGGACCGCGTATCCTCGGACGGCCGGTCAATCTCTCTGATCACGACGACGCCTTAGACGGCGCTGCGTATCTTCCTGCACGGGCAAGCATCCTGGCTGGTGGGCTGACCGAGAGCCTGCAGCAAAATGGCAACGCGCCATATCCTGTCGTAGACGGCATTGCCGTGATCGAGATCTCGGGCGTCCTGATCCATCGAGGTGGCTGGATCGGCCAGTCCTCGGGCCAAACAAGCTATGAAGGGATCGCGGCACAGATCGAGGCAGCCGCACGCGATCCGTCCGTTCGCGCGGTGGCGCTCGAGATCGACAGCTTTGGCGGGGAGGTCGCAGGTGTCTTTGATCTGGCCGACAAAATCCGGGCCCTTCGCCGCGATAAGCCAGTCTGGGCCTTTGTCGCTGAACACGCTTTCTCGGCCGGTTACGCGTTGGCCTCCCAGGCTGAACGGATCCTCGTGCCACGCACCGGCGCAGTGGGCAGTATCGGCGTGGTGGTGATGCATGCCGATCTGAGCGGCCAGCTGGATCAGGACGGAGTGCGCGTGACGATGATCAACTCCGGTGCTCATAAAGTTGATGCCAATCCCTATGAGCCTCTGCCCGAGAGCGTGCGGGACGACATCCAGCGCGAGATCGATGTTCTGCGCTTTCTCTTCGCCGAAACTGTAGCCGCCGGGCGTACCGGGCGTCTGAGCCAGGACGCCGCGCTGGCAACTGAGGCTGCAACCTATCGCGGCACGGAGGCTGTTGCAGCTGGTTTGGCCGATGAGGTCATCGATTTGGCGCAAGGTTTTGCTCGCTTCCGCGAAAGCCTATCGAAACCACCCTCTAACGCGCGGCTGCCGCGCGCAGACCATTACCGAGCAAAGGAGGCCGCCATGAGCGCCAGAACAGATGCCGCAGAGGCGTATACTGAAGCCACAGACACCGATGACACCTTGCTGGAGAGCTCAGGTGAAGACGCCGATCTCCAGGAGAATGACCACGACATTGTGCAAGAAGACCCTGCGCCCGCGGCGGCAGCTTCACCTGCGGCAGCGCCAACTGCTGTCCATCCAAGCAATCTAGCGGACCTATCCGAGCAGTTGCGTGAGGCGGCGGCGGAAATCGCTGATATCGCAGCCCAAGCCGGCCGTCTCGGTATTACGATTGATGCTGCCACAGCGCTCCGTGAGGGCACAGCCCCGGAAGTCCTGCGGCGGTTCGTGTTAGAAAGCGCCAGCGCGGCAGCGGATGCCCGCGACATCCTTGCGGCCCCACCCTCTACTGTTCTGCCCAAATCTACGGAAAGCCCGATTGTGGCCGCCGCGAAGAAGGCCGCCTCGGCGGGCAGCAGGGGCTAACACCTCCCACCCCCAACGCTGCACCGCTCCTCTGATCCCCCGTCGTTCCTCCCCGGCGGGGGATTTTTTTGCCCCCCATTCTGGAGATAGCCCATGTCCGTGCTGACCCAACCGCCCACCATGGGCGATATCCTCAAATACGAGCTGAACCCCAACCTTACCCGCGAGACCGTCACGCTTCTGGCCGGTAGCAGCTACCCCGTTGGGGCTGTCCTCGGCCGCATCACGACGAGCGGCAAATACAAGCTGTCCACGTCAAGTGGCAGTGATGGCGCACAAACTGCGGCCGCAGTCCTCCTTTATGCAACCGATGCGACAGCGGCGGACCAGAAGGCCATCGTGATCGTGCGCGGTCCGGCCATCGTCTCCAGGGCCGCACTGGTGTTCGATGCCAGTGTCGATGACACAGCCAAGACGGCGGCCAAGCACGCCCAGCTGATAGCGCTCGGCATCATCCCGCGCGATCCTGCCTGATCTGGCGGATCATCCGCTCCCCACAATGGCGCTTTCGCGCATCATCCTCTTCATTCCCCGGAGTTCCCCATGACCATCACGCGCAATCCCTTTGACGCGGGCGGCTATTCGCTCGCTGAAATGACGCAGGCCATCAACATCCTGCCCAACCTCTACACTCGCCTCGGCCAGATCGGCCTCTTCCGCTTTGAAGGCGTCACGCAACGGTCCGTTGTCATCGAACAGCGCGAAGGCGTCTTGAGCCTCTTGCCCTCGGTCCCACTTGGGGCACCCGCCACCGTCGGCACCCGAGAGCAGCGCTCGATGCGCAGCTTTGCCCTGCCCTGGATCCCCCATGACGATGTGATCCTGCCCGCCGATATCCAAGGCATGCCGGCACTCGGCGTCTCGGATGCGGCTGATCCGCTGGTCGAGGTGATGAATCGCAAACTGACGCTGATGCGCCGCAAGCACGCCCAGACCCGAGAATATATGGAGATGAATGCGCTCCGGGGCATCGTGAAGGACGGCGCGGGCACCACGCTTTACAATTACTTCAGCGAGTTCGGGTTGGAACCGATCGAGGTCGACTTCGTCTTCGGGACGGCAGGCACCAATATCCAGAGTAAAGTGCGCAGTATTTTACGTGCCATCGAAGATAATCTCCTGGGCGAGACCATGACCACAGCGCATGCTTTGATCAGCTCCGAGTTCTTCGACAAGCTGATCAGTCATCCCAAAACCGAAGAAGCCTATAAATACTTCTCTGCTAATGGCGGTCAGCCGTTGCGGGAAGACATGCGCCGCGCCTTCCCCTTCGCGGGTCTGCTCTTCGAGGAATATAACGGCTCCGTTACGCTCTCGAACGGGACAACGGAGCGCTTGATCCCCGCAGGCGAAGGCATCGCCTTCCCGCTTGGCACCTTTGATACCTTCACCACCTATGGCGGGCCGGCCAACCTTCTTGAGACGGCCAATACCGTCGGCTTGCCGCTCTATGCGCGCCAGCAGATAGACAGCAAGGGCCGCTGGATTGATCTCATGACAGAAGCCTCCACCTTACCTGTGAACAAGCGCCCAAGGCTCGCCATCCGGCTCTTCAGCTCCAACTGAGGCTGGTCGGTATGCCGGCATTTTCCGGGGCCCTCGATCTGCTTTTCGCTGATCCGAACCTTGCCCAAGAGGCCTGGCATCGTGATAGTGAAGGGCAGTTCACCCGTATCCGCATCATCATGCGCCGCAATGATGACGTGACCACGTTCGGGGCCGCGCGCCTGGTGTCAGAGACACTGCGCTTTGATGTGCGTGTCTCCGAACTCCCCGCACCCAGGCCCGATGAGCAGATCCTTTTGGGCGAGGAAACTTTCCTGATCCAGGGCGAGCCGATCCGCGATCGGGAGCGCTTAATCTGGACCATCGAGGCGGCGCCCGCATGAAACTCGACCTCTCGGTCACCGGCGACATCGTTACCGCGATGCGCGCCGAAATCCTCGCTGGCGAAAAGGCCGTGACAAAAGCAATGAAGGTGGCTGGGGGCAAACTGAAGTCAGACTGGCGCACCCAGATCACGCGCGCAGGGCTTGGGCGGCGCCTCGCGAATTCAATCCGTAGCCAAACCTATCCAAAGGCCGGCGAAAGCCTGGAGGCCGCAGCCCTCGTGTGGTCCAACGCACCCCAGATCATCGGGGCGCATGACACCGGACCCTTGATCCGGTCAAAAGACGGCTTCTGGCTGGCCATCCCAACGCCTGCGGCCGGTAAGGGCGCGCGCGGCAAAGCGCTCACGCCTGGCGAATGGGAGCGGCGGCGTGGTCTGCGCCTTCGATTTGTCCATCGGCGGCGCGGTCCAAGCCTGCTGGTGGCAGATGGGCGGCTGAGCAGCCGTGGGCTAGGTGTGGCCTCTCGGTCCAAGACTGGGCGGGGCAAAGCCACCGTGCCGATCTTCCTCCTGGTGCCTCAGGTGAAGCTCGCCAAACGGCTGTCGCTGGCGAAGGACGCAGATCGGGCGCAGGCGGCGGCACCGGGGTTGATCGTGGCGAATTGGCTTGATGCGAAGGCGACATGAAGGGGCTGGCGGAAGCGGTGGGATTCGAACCCACGGTAGGCTCTCACCTACGCTGGTTTTCAAGACCAGAGCCTTAAACCACTCGGCCACACTTCCTTTGGTGCCCCCTGCCGGACTCGAACCGGCACGCCCGAAGGCAAGGGATTTTAAGTCCCTGGCGTCTACCGATTCCGCCAAGGGGGCGGTGGTAGGCCCGGCAGGATTCGAACCTGCGACCAAGGCGTTATGAGCGCCCTGCTCTAACCGCTGAGCTACAGGCCCGCCGGTGGTTGTGATGACGGAATTTAAGGAAGAAAACAACCACATGCCCACCACCCGAGAAACCATCCTAACCGCTCTGGCGGACCTGCTCAGGACGATCCCTCATGTGCCGGTTCTGCGCGGGGAAGTTCTCCCGGAACGCATCCCGCCCGCAGGACTTATGATCCTGCGCGACGGCATCCCGGGCGAGCCGGGCGTGACGCTGTCGCCCCTGACCTATCACTTCCAACACCGAGCAGAGCTCGAGGTGATCGTGCAGTCAGCGTCGAACCGTGACAGCTTTTTTGACGCGCTCTCGGCTAAGGTCGGCGCAGTAATCGCCGCCGACCGGACGTTGCGGGGCTTATGCGACTGGGTCGAGCCTGAGGCTGCTGAACCTGTCGATCTTCCAGTCGACGGGGCAGCGTCCCTGAAGGCAGGGATCATTCCGATCACCCTTCACTACGCGACCAGTGACGCGCTGGGCTGACGAGACCAATTCAAGGAGAAACACCATGGCACGAGCCCAAGGCGCGCGGGCGCAAATGGCGCTGGCGTTTGAGACAAGTTACGGCACGCCGCCTGCGAGCGGCTACACAAAGATGCCTTTTGCCAGCACGACGCTGGGGGCGGAGCAACCGCTGCAGACCTCGGAGCTGTTGGGCTACGGCCGAGATCCGCAGGCGCCAATCAAGGATGCGGTGACCGCGGATGGCGATGTGGTGATCCCGATTGACGCCGAGGCGTTTGGCTTCTGGCTGAAGGCCGCTTTTGGAGCGCCCACGACCACCGGCGCGGAAGCGCCCTACACGCACGCGTTCCGCTCCGGAAACTGGGCGCTGCCGTCGTTCTCGGTCGAGACCGGAATGCCTGAGGTGCCGCGCTATGCGATGTATTCCGGCTGCGTGGTGGACAGTCTCAATTGGCAAATGGCGCGGTCGGGATTGCTGACGGCCACGGCCAGCATCGTGGCGCAGGGCGAAACTATTGGGACGACCAGTGCAGCAGGCACGCCTGCCAATATCGCTCTGAAGCGGTTCGGCCACTTCAACGGTTCGATCACGCGCAATGGTGGGAACATCGGCAATGTCGTCTCCGCTGACCTAACCTACGCCAACAATCTCGATCGCATTGAGACGATCCGGGCGGATGGCAAGATCGATGGCGCGGACCCGTCTATTGCTGCCCTGACCGGCAATATCGCGGTGCGCTTTGCGGACCAGACACTGGTGCAACAGGCGATCAACGGCGAGGCCTGCGAGTTGGAGTTTTCCTACGCTCTGGCAACCGGCGAGAACCTGACCGTCACAGCCCATGCCGTCTATCTCCCACGCCCCCGGATCGAGATCTCGGGTCCACAAGGCGTGCAGGCGACCTTCGACTGGCAGGCCGCCAGCGACCCGGTGGTGGGTCGCATGTGTACCGTCACTCTCACCAACACCCGCGAGGATTACTGATGCTGCGATTGAACCTCTCCGCTGAGCCCCGCTGGCTTGATCTCGGGCACGGCGTCCGCCTGCTTGTGGAGCCCCTGACCACCGCCATCATGCTGGCTGCGCGTAGTGATCCGACGATTGTTGCAGCCGCAACTGATGCTGAAGACAGCGCTTCCAACGACGACCTTGCGCGTATCGTCGCCAAGGCCGTTGCCCGCATCGTTGTAAAGGACTGGGAGGGTATAGGCGATGACGACGGGAATCCGTTGCCACTGACCCCAGAAGGCATCGAAGCCCTTCTGGAACTCTGGCCAATCTTCGAGGCGTTTCAGACGAAATACATCGCGGGTGCGCTCATTCTGGATGCTGAAAAAAACGTCTGACCGCTCTCGCCGACTGGGAGTTCGGCGGGGGCGGTGACTATTGCGCGGCATGTGCTAGTGTATGTCCGGAGTGCCCACGGACATTGCACAGCCCCCTGACATTTGAAGGCTGGCAGGTCTGGGACCTGATCCAGCGGCTTGGAGGGCAAGTTCGGGTGGCCGGCGGCATGAGCGGTGGCGCTGTCCTCGGCTGGGATATGGGCACGGCCCTGCAGCTTGGGGCAGCGCTCGGGCTCTCGCCCATCATCATCGCAGAACTGCTGCCGCCCATTGAGGCGGTGATGGTGCGCAAAACATTTGAGGAGATCAAACACCGACATGGCTGAGAAAAAGGTATCCGTCCGCCTCTCCGCGACTGGTGGGCGCCAGGTGCGCGCCGAGCTTGAGGGTGTCGGAGAGGCTGGCACTCGCGGTATGGGACGTCTCTCGCGCGAGCTAGACCAGGCAAACGCCAGCATGGCGGCATTCGCGCGCCGGGCCCGTATCGCAGCTACTGCTGCGGCCACAGCACTTGCTGCTGCCGTCGTCGCGATGACCCGCTCAACAGTGGCCGCCGCCAACGAGATCGACCAGCTCTCCCAAGTCGCAAATACTACCCCGGAGGTGTTCCAGCGCTGGTCGGCGGCTTCGGCCACGGTGGGGATCGAGCAAGAGAAGCTGGCCGACATCCTGAAGGACGTGAATGATCGCGTCGGGGATTTTCTGCAGACCGGCGGCGGGCCAATGGCGGACTTCTTCGAGAACATCGCACCGCGCGTTAGCGTGACTGCGGACCAGTTCGCCCGACTGTCCGGACCTGAGGCGTTGCAGCTGTATGTCGACAGCCTTGAGAAGGCAGGCGTCAGCCAACAGGAAATGACCTTCTATCTCGAGGCGATGGCGTCCGATGCTACGCGGCTGATCCCGCTTTTGCAAAACGGCGGTGCAGAAATGACTCGGCTCGGGGCGCAAGCCCAGGCCTTGGGTGCGGTCCTCGATGCGGACGCCATCGCCGCCATGCGCCGGTCGGAACTCGCGCTGGTCAGTATCGGCCAGGTCTTCACCGGCGTGCGCAACCGGATTGCCGTGGCGCTTGCCCCCTCGCTGGAGGCAGTGGCCAATGCATTTGTCGCTCTTGCGTCCAGCACCAGCCCCATCAGCCGGGCCTTCGACGCGGTATTGGCCAACCTTGATCGGCTCGCGATCTACGCCGGGACTTTTGCCACCTTTCTCGCCGGTCGCTGGATCGCGGCTATGGCTGTTGCGGCACTATCCGTGCGCGGGCTTGCTACGACACTGGTGGTCCTCAGAGGCGCGTTGATCCGCACTGGCATCGGTGCCTTGATCGTCGGTGCCGGGGAGTTGGTCTATTGGTTCACCCGGCTGGCTGATGGCGCAGGCGGCTTCGGCGAGGCCATG